TAATAAATGGTTATAAGTTAAATTATATAGTAATTTAACTTATAACCATTTATTCTATAATTAATTCTACAGGACAATGATCAGAACCTAAAACCTCTGTATGTATATTAGCACTTACTAATCTATCCTTTAATAATTCTGAAACTATAAAGTAATCTATTCTCCATCCTGCATTATTTTTTCTTGCATTAAATCTATAAGACCACCATGAATAAATTCCTGTTGTATCTGGATAAAAATATCTAAAAGTATCTATAAAACCTGAATTTAGTAATTCTGTGAACTTTTCTCTTTCATCATCTGTAAAACCAGCATTTTTTCTATTAGTTTTTGGATTTTTTAAATCTATTTCCTTATGTGCTACATTTAAATCACCACAAACTATTACAGGTTTATTTTTTTCTATTTTTTTTAAATACTCTTTAAAATCCTCTTCCCATTTCATTCTATAATCTAATCTTGCTAGTTCATTTTGGGAATTTGGAGTATACACTGTTATAACATAAAAGTCCTCAAACTCTAATGTTATAACTCTTCCCTCTTTATCATGTTCTTCTATTCCAATTCCATATGAAACTGTAATAGGTTCTTTTTTAGAAAATATAGCTGTTCCACTATACCCCTTTTTCTCAGCATAATTCCAATATTGATAATACCCATCAAGTTCTAAATTAATTTGACCTTCTTGAAGTTTACTTTCTTGAAGACAGAATAAAAATTATCTGCAAAAAACTATAAAAAATTAATAGAAATATCTATATCATCAACCAATCTTGTTACAGTTACATTATTAATCAATAATCTAATTGCTTCATTATAAAGTTCTGTATCTTTTTGTTCTTTTAAATATCTATATCCATCTTTAAAAGTTGCTAATTCCTTTTCTTTATTCTTTGATAAATTGTTGATTATAAACTCTAGCTCTGACCTATTGTCCAACAATGACTGTATATTGTTTTCACATGCTTTCATTTCTTCTTTTGCTTCAAGTAAAGTTAATAACCCTTCTTTTGTCATCTCTTTCGTATTAGCTATTCTATTATTCATTTTAGATATTTGACTATCAATATCTGATATTTGGTTAAGATAGTTTTTAAGTTGTTCATTCTGATATTCATTTTGTCCATCAGCAACATGTTGTTCTAAAGCATGTATATGTTGTTCTATAGCTTTTTCTAACTGTTCTACAATATAATTTTCTTGTACTGCTCTGTTGCCACAACGTTTCCCATTCATCTTATCTTTGTAATGACATTTTATAAAGTTCTTGCCACGCTTATAATCAACAATGACAGTCATAGTTCGTCCACATACACCACACTTACATATACCACTTACTTTTTTCTTTTTCTTTATAGTAGTTCTAGGTGATACTATTCTATTACCTTTAAGTTGTTGTTGAACTTTGTTCCAGTCTTCTTCAGTTATAAGAGCTTGATGTTTTCCTACATACCATTTATTATCATATTTAACCATACCTAAGTAACACTTATTATTCATTAAATTTTGTACACGACTTGCGTCCCATAAAGCTCCTCTACGACCTCTATAACCAATTGTATTAAGGTGAATTGCAAGACTATGAGCTGAATATTGCCCACTTATATATGAATCTATTATGTATCTATATAGTTTTGTTTCTGCTGGCACTAATTCAAGAAGTTTTGTATCTTTATTTTTTTTATAACCAAGTGGTGGTTCTCCTGTAACCCATATTCCACTTTCTGCTCCTAGTTGCTTTCCTAGTAACATTCTCTTTCTTATTTGTCTGTATTCATTTTCTCCTATTATAGAGTTAAACCCAAACATCATTAAGTCAACTTCATTACTCCAATCATAAACCTTTTGTGGTGTAACAAGCTCTATGTTGTATTCAGTAAATATTTTTCTAAGATATGCCAAGTCATAATTCTCCCTAGATAACCTGTCCACATCAATTACAACTACTCTATGAACCTTATGTTGTTTAATTAATGAGATTAACTCTGTCATTTGTACTCTTTTAGCTATTGACTGGCTAGTGCCTATTTCTTCTAGTATCTCATATTCCCAATTGTTGTTTTTACATAGATTAGTAAGCACTTTTCTGTGGTTTTCTAAGCTATCAGCTTTTGTTTCGTCTGCTCTCGATTTTCTTAAATATATAATTGTACCCATTTTTAAGCTCCTTTCTTATTTGACATAGATACATTATATATCATCATAATTTTATCTGCAAAGCGTTTTAGTGCTTCCTCGCTTGGTGTATTACATTTTACTGTTATTTTAATATTTTTCATAGTACAATTTCCTCCAAAAAAAGTAGGGACAAATCTTTATCCCTACTAATGTTATGTTGTTTATAAAAAATAAAATACTTTAATTTATTTCTTAATAGCTTCTAAGAATACCCCATTAAAGCCTTTAATTTCTAATTGTCTTTTTCTTTCTTCTGCGTTTTCTCTATCTTTATAACTACCCGCTACTACTCTATAGTAAGTTTCACCTTGAATATTAGATGCTTCTACTACTTTCTTATTAGCAATTGCTTCTGCTATAGTCTTCCCAATTGTGTCATGTCCAAGTCTTTTATATAAAGTAACATCTTCAGTTGCTTCAACAAAACAAACTTCTATGATCATTGACTTCATACTTGTATGCTTTAATTCATATAGTCCAGTTCTAACTTTTTGCCCTCTATTTCTAAAGCCTAATGAAGCTAGTCTATCTACAACTCTTTCAGCAACATCATTTTCAGAGTAAACACATACCTCTGTCCCTAATGCACCATTATAAGTGCTATAAGCATTGTTAAAGTGTATTGATACAAATAAATCAGCACCCCAGTTATTAGCTTTATTAACACCATAACTTAAATCTGCAGATGAACTTGAAGTTGAGTCTGGTGGTGTAACATCTAAAACACTTACTCCCATTTGATTTAAATATTTAATTACAGCATTTTTTACTAATCTATCTTCTTTTAATTCGTCTATTATTCCTCTTGAACCAGGAACATTTGGACAATGTCCTCCTCTTACTGCTATTTTCATTTTAATTCCTTCTCTCTTTTGTATTGTTTTTTATTTCTATAACATTATTTTCTATGTTATTTATTTTTGCAGAAAATTCATTCATAAGTAATCTATTACTTTCTGCTAGCTCGCTATTAGCTTCAAGAAGTTTTTCATTTACTTCTCTATTTTTTTCAATTGAAGTTATAAGCATATCTCTCTCTTTATTACTTCTTTCTCTTATTTCAGCGTCTACGATAGCTTTTTCCTTATCTTTCTTATTTATATACCAGCCAAAAGCACCAACCATAGCGGAAGGAAACCCAACGGTATTTATTAATTCTACAACGACATTAGTATCCATTTTATCATCTCACTTTTAATAAATTTTTATTTTTATATAATAAAAAGACTACTTATTACTAAGCAGTCTTGTTGTTAATCTTATTTTGCACATATATAGTAATAACCAAATTGGCTGTTTATCATAGGAATAGTAACTTCTATATCAGCGTCAACCCTAGAAGTGTGTAATTTTTCATAAAGAGATGGATAATCATTACTATTAATGGCTTGTCCGTTAGCTCTTAGCCATGTGTTATTTCCATCTTCAAGGCTGTTTCCTGCGTCATATGACAACTGTTTCATTTCACCGATTAAATTTCTTGGGTACATTTGAGTAACCTCCTCTAATTCAAATCTTGTTACAACTTCTGATGTAGTTTCGTAACAGATTTTATAAGGGAATGATATACTTGAACTAGGTCTTATAGTCTGACCTTGTTGTGGATTATATTGATTGGTCCAAGAATGAACTCCGCTAGAATTTTGAACACAAGCTGCGCCTAACCCTCCAGTATGACGTTCAATTGCAAAACCAAAACCAATTGACCCATTCGGCGTATATGAAAACGGAATTTTAATACACTTACAACCAACCATATCAATATCTTCAACAGTATAAGTTTTAAACCAATCTTGAATTTGTAATATAGTATTGTTATTGTTAAACACAAAACATTTAGCACTTACAGTATCTCCAACTCTAGCATTCTTTATTGGTAAAATTAAATGAGATATAGGTTTATTAGGTTTATTGTATTTATCAGATAAATTTGCAAAATAAATTGCGTTACTGTCGGTAAGTGCAGTAATACTGCTTGTATTCAAATTATCTCTAAAACTTGCTCTTGAAAATACTCTATGAACAGTTGGGCTATAATCATTAAATCTGTTATGTTTTGTAAATGTATTATCCAAATTAGTTTTTATAATTGAGCTTGGGAACATGTTCTCATTAATTTTTCCATTTCCATCAAGTTTAACTATTTTGTTAACTTGAGAAGATGTAACAGCGTCAGACTCATTAACCTTACCATCTAAAGCTTGTTTCATATTAATAGTTGTATTTGAATGATATTTAATATGTTCAGCTAATACAGTAACATTACCGTTTTGATTAGGTGATTGGTCATTGACAGTACGTACGCCCCCATTTTGTTCGGGAGGTAATATACTAGGGTCAAGTTTCCCATTTGGTAGTACACGAGGTATTTTATTGGCTTCGTTACCAATATCAGCTACATCAACTTTGCTTGTTATTGTATTAAGACTGATATTACTTCCTAAAGCAATAACTTTACCTACATAATTAGTTCTATTCAAGTTGCCGATTGTACTACCTACATTTGGTAGCCTAGTTCCGCCTGTTGCTGTAGTAACTCCAGGTGTATATCTTGCTTCACCCCAAAGCATTCCATTAGCACCTACAATAAAGTAAACAGCTTCAGCCCATTTTTTATCCACAAGAACATTAATAACTCTAGTAGCGTTAATTCTTTGTGGGTAATTGTTTTCTATTACGGTAGCTGTTCCGTTTTGCACAATATATTCCATCACTTGATTATCACTATGTCTTACAACACCGATATTGACTCCCGTTACTGTAGCTCCTAGTGCTAAATCATTATTTACAGCAATAATGATTGAAGTAACATGTTGATTACCCTGTATGACCTTATTGTTTGTACCCGAGTATATACCATTACCATTTGCAACTCCTGTAGCATTAGGATTGTTATATGAATATAATTCTCCGTCTATATATCCATCTTGAAGAACTGTTTTACCAACTAAGATATTATCTTTTGTTTTGCTTACACTATCGTTTTTTTGGCTAACAAGCTCTTCAAAACTTGTTTTGCCTGTGAAAAGAATAAATCTTCCCGAATACCCGTAGTCTGCTATTGTTAATCTGTCGCCAACTGCTGGTATTGTACTAGACCCATATACATTGGCTCTATTTGGTGGAGTATCTGTATTCCATAGAAGTCCATTACACCCAATTACGAAATAAACTTCCTCGCTAAATTTTTTGTTTATATCTATATAGATAATCTTATCGGCTGTAATACTTCTGTAAGGATTTTTATAAACTCTAGCTTGACTATCTCGAGTTATAACTTCCATTACTTCATTATTTCTTTTTTTAACTGCTAATGCTACAACACTATTTACATTACTCCCAACAACTAAGCTAGGATTTACTGCTAATGCAATTCTTCCAACATGAATACCAGCATTAACTGAATTGTTAGGAACTCCAAAGCAATCACCAATCCCATTACCTATGTGCATTTGTGAATTTTTATTGTTAAAATAATTTAATGTAGCACCTTCTATATGCCCATCACTAAAAACAGTTTCACCTATTACATTGTTAGGTAAAGTCTTGCTTACAAAACTATTAGAAATTTTATCCCAAAGCTTTGTAGCAAAAGTATTTAGCTTATTGTTATTAATCAATTTTGCCATATTATATAAACAAGGTGGTTAAATATAACCACCTTTCCCCTTTCTAAATATTATTGTAAAGCGTCTAGTATCGCTGTAATTTCAGTATCTGATATTATGTCTACCTCTGTAGTAGCTGTTGAACCAGCACTTGTAATGTTTAATTTAACTTTATCGTTTGTCGCTTGAAGTTGTAGTTCTACCGCTCCAACTTTGCCATTTACACTTTGAACAACTCCATCTTTTGAATTTAATTCAACGAAAGCATTTACTAAATTGCCTGTATTATGTTCTTTATCAATACATAAATATCTTTTAGTAACAACTCCGCCATTAGTAACAACAACAACATCTCCGTTTTCAAAACGCTTTCCTTGTAAAGTAGTGTGGTCAAATGTTGCTACTTCGATATATTCATTTATAGCAATAGAAGGCAACATGTTAGAATTAATTTTACCTTCTCCGTCCAATCTAACTACCTTGTTAGGTGCTGATGTAGCAGTAGTTTCTGATTGTAATACATATTTAGACCCATCTGCTTGAAGTTGATTAATTTTTGAATTTAAATCCTTAATTCCAATTCTACCGAATATTTCAACATATGCTGTTTCATTTTCTCTTTGATTGCTTAAATCTAAAGCTTGACCAGTACCAGCAGGAGGTGTTGTGTCAACTAAATTCATTACGTCATTAGCTTTATCTCTTGGTATATTGCTTATAGCTTTAACTACAGCAGAATTTCCACTTCTGAATAAGAAATAAGTATCTTCTTCATATTTTTTATTTATCGCAATGTCAACATATTTTTCATTACCAACTTGTGTAACAGTAAAACTTTCTCCATTTTTAAGCTTGGATATAGTTCTATCTTCTTGCTTACTATTACCTTTTTTTATTTCCCAAAGATGTACTAACATTTGACTTGTAGTATGAGAACTATCTAAATGAATTCTTAATGTTGATACAAATCCATCTGTAAACATTTTAGAAGTTAAATTTCTAGCCCCTAAAGTTCTATTTGTTGGGTCAACAGTTCCAGTCATTCTCCCTAAAGATGCATTATTGTAAAAATCAGCGTCATCTACTGAAACATCTTTCTTAAATTCATTTCTATCTTGTAATCTTGCATAATCAGCTAGACTAATTTCTTTAGTTGTGTTATCTACTTTAGTAAGTGTTATCTTTTTTTCTGTTTCTGTGCTTGCACTTATTTCTGCTTCTTTAAAAGTTCCATCATATCTACCTTTTATTTTTGCCCAAAAACCTTCTGCGAATTTTTGTAGTCTAGTTTTGTTAATTAAATTTGACATATGTATTCCTCACTTTATTCTTAAAATTTTGTATAAAAAAAACACTATTGGTTTAGTGTTTATGTTAAGCTATTTAATATATCTGTTATTTCTTGCTCTGTTACAACTTGTAAACTAGCTTTAATAGTATTTCCGTGCTTGAATTTAATACTGTCTATATCTTGCGATAAAGCATTGAAAGAATTAGTGTCTGCTCCACCACCAATTCCCCCGTTATGGCACAGATACTCTAAATACTCCTCGATACGAGAGCCAGCCACAGGAAGTGAATTTAAATCTGTAGCTCTACCAACAATATAATTTAAAAATTCTTCTGAACGAGAACCAATGTAAACAGGTAAACTTGCTAAATCTTTAGCCATTGTTTCACCTCCCCCTAGGAAATGATTTTCTTTTCTAATAGTTTAATTTTTTCTTCTAATAATTCTATTTGCTTATCTCTATATTTAATTTCTTCTTGTAATGCTTTTGCAACTACAGAAGTAAAACCAGTTGGAGAATAATTCATATTACCATCTTCACCGTAAACAAATAATGAACCTACATCAGTATTTCTGATGTCTTGAGCTATGAACCCAATTTGGCTATCTTCTTCTTTATGTGGTAATGTTTTAATAGTTTCAGTACCATCTTCAGCTTCTATAGTCTGTTGTCTTTTATACTTATAAGAAGCTAATCTTAACTCATGTTTTAAGAAATCTCTGAAAGGTGTATCTTCTTTAGAAGAAATCATTTTTAGCTTTGAATTGTCTTTTTCATCTAAATACTGAATATCCTCTTTCATGCTTCTATCAGAACTTTGATTAACATTCACGCAATAAACGGTATAGAACCTTTTATTTCCTAGACCACAATCCCAGCCACCTTGAGCATTTAGCGTAGGAGCAACATATCCGCTTGATGATATTCCTTTCCCTTCTATCTCTAAATTTGTATATATTCCACCTTCTACATACATTCTTTGTGCACTACCAGTTCCATAAATTCTACATCCACCAGTTCCTAATTTTATTGCACCCATTCCCGAATCTTTAAGACCTTGAACTTGAATTGTATTAGGCTGTGATGTTGTAACTATCTTAGCGGCACTTGTAGTGTAATCTTCAGATGCTATAGATTTGAGTTTAAAGTTATAATCTCCAATTGACATATCTTTGTTTATAATAGGGATTATATTTCCATTATTTTGAACTGTAAACAAAGATTTTCCGTTATAGCTAAACACTAATGTTCCATTTGCACTAGAATGTGCAATTTGATAATAATTAGCGTCCTTCCCGTTTAAAGTTAGTTGGGCATTACTTTTGGCTATTTTTAAATCACCAGTTAAAGTTCCACCAGTTAAAGGAAGATAATTATGTGTATGATTTGAATTTGCCTTACTATCAACTTTATTTTCTAATTTGCCTATTGCTGAATTTAGAGTATCGGAAGTAGTTATAGCAGAAGAAGTATTGCCTTTAACATAACCAGTCATTTGATTAATTATATCAGAACCATGATTATGAACATTTGGAGCAACATGAACTTCTACTCTAGATTGTCCATTGAAAGGTGCTTGTACTCCTCCAACATTTAAAATTAATGAATTAGATACTTTAGTAGCTGTAGTTGCTGTAGTAGCATTACCTTGGACATTCCCTATCAATTTAGCGTTGTTAGTCATATTCAAGTTACCAGTCATGCTATCACCATTTTTTTTAACTCTTGCGTCTATAGCTGTATCTTGTTCTTTTTGATGTCTAACTAATTTTAAACCGCTCATTTTTTAATCTCCTTTCTAAGAAATCTTTAATATTTTGAATGTTATATCTTCACCAGCATACCACCCATCAGTATTACCAGTTGTAGTATTATCGCACGTTAATGTTGCAGTAGTTCCAGCGAAGCTAATTTTATAGTGATAATTTGGTCTTAATAAGACACCACTGATATACACTTCCACGATGTCCCCATTTGTATACCCATTTAATACTTGTGATAAAGTTTTACCATTATTAGCAACAACATGATTAACATATGAAACTGATTTGGTTACTTTTGCAGTTTTATTAGCAATTTGATTTTCTAATTTTGCTATAGCAGTATTAACGGTATCGGTAGCAGTTACTGCTCCTGCATTAGCACCTTTATTATAACCAGTTAAAGTAACTTGTGTACCAGTGTGTGTATGAGTAGCTGGAGCAACACTAACTGTTTTAGCTGATGAACCATCATACACAGTATTTGTACCACCAACATTGATAGTCAATGCGTTATTAACCTTGCTTGCAGTTGTAGCATTTCCTTGTAAAGCTCCAATAAAAGTAGTTGCTCTTAAAGTACCGTTTATAGTTTGTCCTCCACCTGTTGTGATAACATTGTTTGCAGGTGGCATTGCGTCAACTTTAGTTTCAACTGCGTCAATTCTTTCTTTTAGTGTTGCGTGTGCTACACCAGCTTTACTTGTTCTAGCGTTAGTAACTTCAGTAGTAACTGAATTAATTTGTGCGTCTTGCGTAGCTTGTTTTCTAACTAATTGTATAGCGTCCATTATTCTTTACATCTCCCTTTTTATATATTTTTTATAACTTCTATTAAAATTTCTGTTCCTATATCCCACATACCTTTATTGCAGTTTATAGTATTAGTATCTGAATTATATACATATCCACCATTTGCTCCCTCGCTCACTTTTGCACCAGCTATGTAAACCTCTAATAAATCAGTATTTCTGTTATAATTTAAAGAAGTTGGCACGATTAAGGAAACTGCTTGTTGTGTCAATCTATATATATAACTATTTTTATTTAGAACCTTTCCAGTTGTTCCATTTTCAAGCGTTGAAACTCTTTGAACTAATTCATTTATCGCATTAATTAAGTTAATTTTGTTATTAGTTTGAAGTCCCTGCAAATTATCTCCGCCTACAACGTTATTTTGAATATAAGCCAAAACTTCTTGAACATTGCTCTTGTTAAAAACAGGAGTTTGCATAGTAACATTATTAGAACTAATATTCCCGCCAGTTCCACCAGTTGTGGCTCCTTTGACTCTTCTTAGAAATTCAAAATAAAGCTGATCACCGACCGTCCAAGTTCCTTTTAAGTTAGTAACTTGAAAAGGCTTTGAACTAAAATCTATTCTAAATTCTATATTTTCAATAAGCCTTACACCATTTAGATATACATTTAAACCATCTTCTTGAGTAAATTCAGCTATTGCGATTGGAACATTTGTAGTGTCAACTGTTACATCATAAGTTGAATAAAATCTATGTATTCGCCAATATTCTTCTAAATCTTTAACTAAGTTCATAATTATAGAATACTCATTAGTAGATTCTATAGCACTTGTTGAATTAATAGACTCAATAACATTGATTACAAAAGGCTTTGTAGTTAATACTTCACCATTTGTTTTTCCTGTAATCATTAATTCTGCTTTTACTTTTCCAACTACTGCAAGGGTTTGTCCTGTTAATTCTATTACCACGTACCCATTTTCTATAGAACAATTATTAAAAATTTCTTTCCCATCGGGCTTTCTAGCGAAAAACTTAAAAGCTAAATCTTTATCATTAACATTAAATTCTTTACCATTATCGAACAATTTTACTTTTAAAAATCTTGATTTAACATCATGTTGTTTTGCGTCTATGTCTAGAATATGAAATTGTTCAACATCTATGATAATTTCTTTTGCTAAATCTTTAAAAACCATATCTTCTCCTTTCTAACCGCCTATTGCCAGCCAGCTAAATTCTAATTCTTTTTCATATTCAATATTGTTAGCATTAACAGAAGTCCAATAACCTTTAACACTAAAAGTTGCTTTAGTTGTGTCTATAGATACTACTTCTAGAGTTGTTCTTTTTACCCATTCATCAGCTATCCCACCAGCAGTATTTTTCATGCTTACTAAGACTTTAAAATTTTTCCCTTTCCATATATCGGGAAGTTGAACGGTTAAAACTTTTGGATATACCCCTATTGCTCCACCAACGATACCTGTACCCATTTCTATAAGGTGTGTATATGGGTGTCCATCTCTGCTAAATCCATTTGCGTCTGCTCTACTTGAACTATTCCCATGCCTCCATTCAGAATAACTGGAAGTATGAGTAGCAGTTGTACTACCATCTGTTGCACCTATCGTAAAACCATTGCCATTGAAATTATAATTAGTTCCAACTAGCTGACCATTATTGTATTTACCAGCAAGTATATTAAAGTCTTTTGAAGTTTGTGTAACTTGTGTTTGAAGCTTATTATCTCCATCTATAACCTCTTGTTTAATTTCTTTTGCTGTTTGAGTTATAGAACTTTGTAAATTATTTGTTGTATCTGAAACTTCTTGTCTTATCTCTTTTGCTGTTTGAGTGATAGAGCTTTGTAAGTTATTATTCACATTATTTACTTTGTTTGATAAATCTTCTTTTGTTGAAGTAACTTCAGCTTGTACTTTTTGTATATCTAAAGATACACTTTTTTTAATAGTTCCAACTTGCAGATTTTCAAACTCATTAATTAATGAATTATATTTATAATTTCTTATTCTACAGTCTAAGTCTAAATTCATATCAATATGTTTAACTCTCACTATATCCCCTATATTGAGTGAAAACATATCTTTAAGCTGTTTGTATTCAACTGTGTTCGATAAATCTATGAAACTAATATCATAAGTGAATGTTGGCTTATCTATCCCGTTGTCATATAATTCTTTTACTAATCTTCTAAGCTCTGCATATGCTTGCTCTTGCGAAAATTCGGGCTTGTCCGCTGTCGCTTCGTCTTTGCTAACAACTTCAACCTCGCTAAATTCCATATGAGCTACTAGCGGTTGATAATATGACCCGACATTAAGTGAGTCGATATAATACTCGGGTAATAATAATTCATTTGCCCCTTGTGGCACTATTCTTGTAGTAACATTAGCCATATCTACAGTTTCTAATATTCCAGTCATATTTTTAGCATATTCTATAACCAAATTAGTATTTTTCCCAAGCTGGTCTTTTGAACTAATATTGAAATTGTCTATATCAATTTCCCCTCCATATCGGTTCACAACTGTATTATCTTCACTACCCAATATTGCTGATACTCCGTCTTTTCTAACTATTCGTAAATTCTTTTGCGTAGTATTGTTATCTGTTCCTACATACTTAAATTTGTGTGAATTTAACGTATTATTTAATATTTGCTTAATTGCTTCGCTTCTAGTCTTTGCAACTATATTAGTATCTCTTATGAAGTTTTTTGCTAAATCAAAAAAGATATGTTCAGCATATACATTAATACTTTCCATATCTTTCTCAATTTCTTTTATTCTAAATAATTGTAAACCGCTCGGAGTAGGCACTTTTAAAACACAATGTTCTTTTATAAACTCTGATTTATTGCCTTGTAATAAATATTCTAAGTTTAAAAACCAGTTACCATTTAGTTCTCTTTCAACTATACAACTAATAGTATCTTTTAAAATGCCAATGCCATCATGCGTGAAGTCTGTTTCATTATATTTATATAATGTAATCATAAAAACCTCCATCTAGGCTCAATTTCTATCTTAGTGATATTTCCGGACCAGCTAACTGCATTTTCTCCAATCAAGAAGTTTGGATATGGTCCGACTTTTTTGTCATTCTTTAATACATTATCTTTAAATGTTTCTTTAAGTTCTGTATCTATCTCTATATATCCATTTATATCTTTTAGAGTCAATTCTTTATTATTTATATTTAAAGTAACATTACCAGCCCCAAAAATTTTTATATAAGGCTCACTCTCATACGTTCCTATATTATAAATTTTAGAATGACTAGCAATTGTTATTTTACTGTGAAGATTATAATAAGCAAAAGGATCAACAGTAAATGTAACTGAAAAACTTCCTAACATTCTTAAAGTTCTTTCAATATCACTCACAGAAACTGCTTTAACTTTGTAATATACTTCTTTATCATCTGTGAAAGATATTTTTTTAGCATTTAAAAGCAATGAAGTAATATTTCTTATCTTTTTAGACATATTATCATTTCTGTTTCTTGTTTTAAAATTAAAATTAACTGTAATGCTTCTATCTAAAAAGCCTAGTTCTTTAGTTAATGTCCCGTTTCTCCCAGCAATACTGATAGTTTCTATCTCTTTCTGCGATACGGGGATATTAACTCTATTTACAATATGTAAATCAAATTGTGTCGCAAAAACATTGTCTATTATTATATCGTACATTTAAAATTTCCCCCTCGCTCTCTTTGCTATTTGTTCATCAACTACCGTTGCTAATGTTTTTCCTACTTTTCTACTGTCTATGTATATATCTGTATCTTTATTAACTAATTGTGCTAATAAAGTTATCATTGTATTCATACTGTTTAATAATTCATTGTCTGCATTATTTGATACTTTATCAGTTCTTTGCATTCTAGTTTGCACCTGTGGTGGCTTATAATATTGATGACTAAAATCTATCTTGCTAATTTGATTAGAAACTTCCTTTTTAATTTCTTTCATCATCAATTCTGTACTTGATAAATTAGTTCGCACTTTTGTGCCTTTTGGTAAGTAAGCAGTTTCACCAATAGCATTTTCACCTAAACCAACTGCCATTTTGCCACTTGGAGCGTCAATTAATTCCCAGCCTTTTTCATTGACTGTGTGAATTCCTTGTGGCGCATTGTTTGTCCCTATTGCATAAGATTTTCCGCCACCGAATAAGTTGCTAAACATGTTTTTTAATCTTGAGCCAAAACTGTTTATACTACCGCCATCATCTACTTTAACTGTCGCTTTTGAACCATCTAGATTATTAACTTCTTTTTTTGTGTTTTGAAGTTTCTCTATAACTTCTTTAGCATTATCTCCAACTTTTATTGGATTTCCGTTTAAATCTAAAATTGCGTCTTGTAGATTACCAGCATTATCTTTAACTTGCCCCAAACTACCTATTACTCTACCGTTTTCATCTATAATTTTATTAGATGTATCTATATAAGAATTGCTTAAAACTAAATTTTTAGTTGCTATACCATCTGCACTCGTTCCCCACTTTTGATATAATTTTTCAATTTCTTTAGCACTTTCAGAACTCATAGCAGACACTGCTCCGGTATTCAAATTATATAACCCTTGTAATTGTCCAGTTTTTTCATTTACTACTGCATACATGTCAACATATTTGCTAGTAGTAGTGTCTAACATTGTTTGATAGCCAGTTTCCGTTATTTCATTTAACCCTTGCAAATTTTCTTGTGCTAATACATATCTATCATAATAGTTTTTGTCAGTAGCTTTTAGAATCTCGCCATTGTACTTATTTATCGCTCCTGCTAAATTTTCATTTGAATTAATAGCGTAGTTATATGAATCGTCCCAAAACTTTTGGGTATTTGCTAATTGTTGTTGTTTTTGAGCTTCTAAATCAGCTATTAACTTCTTATCTTCTTCGGTTAATTCAGAATTTTTATTTTTAACTTGTGCTATCAGAGCGTCATATTTACTTTCAGTTGCGACTTTTTCTTCTTCATACTGCTTGTAGCGTTGTTGTAAAAGCTCTTTCGCACTTTCTGCGTCTAAAGTTTTAAGCCTGTTCTGAAATTCAGCATTTGCATATTCAAGCTCATAACTATTATCTGCCTGTAATTTTAACTCTATAATTTTTAATTGTTGATAATAGTTTTGAATATTATTAATTTCTTCTTCGGTCAACTGTCTATCTTTAGCACCATTTAAAATGTCTTTTATAGCTTTTTCTAAATTTTTTGCTTCGTTAATTTCAGTCTGATTTCGAGAGTTCCAATACTCTAATAAATGCTGTTCGCTTTCATCTAAAACACCATCAGAGTTATACATTTCTAATAGTGCATCATGAACATTTTTAGTATTTCCTTTTATGGTAGCTTCTATACTATCTACTAGGCTTTTGACTCTATCATTAACATTTTTAATTTCATCTTCGCTGACTACTCCATCTAAGTTTAAATCTTGTATAACTAGATTGAAGTTGTGTACATCATTAGTCATTTCTTTCACAGACTCTTGAAAAGAAGTAGATATATTGCTATTAAAATCATCATATACAAGCCCCAGCTTGACTAATTCATCTTTACTTTTGACTTCTGCCCCACTTAGAGTTAAAAATGCTCTTTCTAGTAAAGACATATCTTCTTTTGCAGTAACAACATTTTTATTCATAGCGTCTTGATATTCATTATATGCAATAACTCCAGCACTTAAAACTCCTAAAGCGACCGCAACTTGTGGTATACCTATTCCTAGTTTGCTTATTCTAGTAACTAATTTACCTACGCCTTTAGTTGCTCCATCTGTAGAAGATGTACTCTCTACTAACTCTTTTTTAAAACTTCCTAATGTTTTAACTGCACTTCCTACTCCACTTGTAAGCCCACCAATGATTTTTAATGCTCCACCCGTGGCAGTTGCAAATAAACCTGTCGATATTATAGTCTTCTGAGTTTCTTCATCAAGACTGCTAAACCAATCGATTAAAGCCATTCCTTTGTCCAAAATAGCATTTACATGTGGTAGTAGATTGTCTGCTAATTGAATACCTAACGCTTCTAATTTACTTTTAAAAGCATTAACTTTTCCTTGTGTGGTATTACCCATTATATCAGCCATCTTTTGTGTAGCACCAGTTGAACTCATTATCGAATTTCTTAAACTGTTAAATTCCTTGTCAGTTGCATTCATTACTGCCAGTAATCCACTCATTCCAGTCTTCCCACTTATCGCTTCAGCATTAGAAGCTTTTTCAGCTTCTGTCATCTGCTGGAAGCCCTTACGTAAATCAACTATTATATCATTTAAGTCCCTCATACTTCCATCTTGATTAATAGCACTAACTGTCATAGTGTCAAATGCCTCTGAAGTTAATTCTATTTTTTCACCCATGTTAGCAAACAATGTTCTTAATGCAGTTCCTGAAACACTTGCTTTAATTCCCGCGTTAGCCATAAGTCCAGCCGCCGTTGCAACATCTTGAATACTAAACCCTAATGCTCCAGCGAGTGGCGCCGCATATTGAAACGTTTCTCCTAACATAGCGACGTTAGTATTAGAATTAGCCATTGTCGCGGCTAAAACATCACAAAATTCTGTTGTATCGCTTGCTGATAATCCAAACGCCGTTAATGCGTCAGAAACAATATCACTTACAGTTCCTAAATTTTCAGTCGAAGCAGTTGCGAGGTTTACGATTGGCGTTAACCCATCAAGCATGCTTTGAGTGTTCCACCCAGCTAACAATTATGTTATCGTAGATGTTCTTTTAATCACCTACTTCTATATGTTTCCATATAGTTCAGACTATATCTTCATCTTCAACATTACTTGCTAAGATGTTCGGATCTCGTGTCCGTATTATTGCCTGTCATGACTCAACGATTAGTCGTTACACCTTCCAACTACTTTTACTGACTTTCGTTGGCTTGGCTCGGTATTATCATATTTAATATGTTGAATTTTAAGTATAATAAAAACACCCTATTAGGATGCTTATTGATTTTTAATATATATAAATTCATTTAATTGTTCTTCATTGTTATTTTTATATCCATATGTATCGTGAAAATCTTTGTGACAAGTTTTACAAAGTGTAATTCCATTTTTTATATCAGTTTTTAACTCATCATGTTCAGAATAATTTAATATATGATGTGCAACTAAATTTCCACCTTTGCTATCACCACAACATCGGCAAGTATAATTATCTTTTTCATATACATATCTTCTCCATTCATAATACTCAACATATTTTCTTTCTACTAATCTTTCCTCCAATGTTTTATTATGATTATATATTGGAGAGTTTTTACCACTATATAATATACTCCATCCTTTGTGTTGACACTCTCTTGAACAGTAAGTATTATACTTTCCATTAAACTGAGATTTCGATCTCTTAAATTCTTTTCCACAGTAATCGCAATTTACAATTTTTTTATCTTCTCTTAACTTAGAATTATACTGATTAGAGCATTTACTCGAACAAAAGCAATTTTTATGTCTAAATTGACTTGGTTTTCTACTTATATGTTGTCCACAGTTTAGACATTCTTTTATTTCTCTATTGTAATTAGTATTATTTTCTCCTTTAAAGAATTTTCCTATATTATCTTTGTAACATTCATTAGAGCAAAAAATGTATTTTTGATTTTTAATCTTGCTAGGTATAACATCTATCTCTTTATTGCACCCATCACATCTATATTTAACTTTATTGTAGTTTGAATTATTTTCTCCAAGCATTAAAACTTTTAAATGTTCAGTTCTACAACTTTGACCACAATAATGATTTTTGTAATTTTCATATAACGATTTAATAATCTCTAAATTTTTTGAACAATAACTGCATTTGGTTTCCACCCTATCTCTTCTAGCAATTCCTTGACAGTCAGAACTACAAAATCTTGTTGCTTTTTTAGATGTTTTAAATTCCTTTCCACAAACTTCACATTTGACAATATATTTCTTTCTTTGTTCTTGCCTACATTTTTTACACTTGTTTTCATATCCATCTTTTATCTTTTTAGATTTGCTAAAATTAGATACTTTCAAATTTTCTATACATGATTTACATAATTTATGTGTTATCATATTAAAATACCTCCTACAGTAATTTCTCCAATACATTAAAGAACAGAAGGTACTTAGAATTGTATCATTCGGGATCTAACCTATCTGTCCCAACATCATAATATCATTATTATACTTAAAATCCAACATATTAAATTTAGATTTTTACCGAATTCACCGAATATTTTTTGAAAAGTATTTCTACTTAACCGACCTTAGTTAAAAAGCCAGATATTGAAGCCCTTCAGCCGCTTGACTTGCTGACCATTGTGTCGTTGCTCCTATTTCTTTAGCCTTTTCTGTCAATTTTTCTAGTTCTTTTCCTGTTGCTCCCGATATTGCTTGTACTTGAGCCATTCCATATTGAAATTCCGTACTAGCTTTAACAGCGTATCCAGCGAACGCAACGATTGGTGCTGAAAGTGCTATTAGTGTATTCCCAGTGCTATTTAATTTTCCACCAACAGTTTCCAACTTGCCGCCTAAATTTTCTAAGTTCTCTCCAGCCTCTTTTAACTCTTTAGACATTTGAGTAGCGTCAAAATTATCTATAGCTTTATTAGTATTGTTAATTTCTTCAGTTAATAATTCTAATTGAGCTTCAGTTTCCTTAACTCCATTTTCTGCATTTTTAAGCTGATTTCTATATGTATTTAATTGTTTTTCAGTTTTTGCAATAGCCGCTGTATTATCTTCTTGACTATTCTTTAGCTTTTCTAGTTCTTCTGTCTTTTTTGCAATGCCCTCTTTAGCGCTATCTATTTGCTTTTTATAAGCAGTAAGTTTAGTAGTTTGTACAGCCATTTTTTGTTCTAATAAGCTTAACTTATTTTTTAACCCGTCTAAGCTACTATCAAAACCCTTTCCGCTTTTGGACGCTAAATTGTATTGTGTATCTAAAGACTTTAATTCTTTGTTTAATGCTCTTATCTGTGTAGTAGCACCTTTATCCTGTACACCCAAAGTAATGAGTAATTGCTCATTAGCCATCTTTTTACCCCCTTAGCCTAAAACTTTTAAAACTTCTGTATCTTCATTTATTTTTTCTTGCTTTTCACTTTTATATAAATTATTATGAATACTTATTTGAGATACAACTTTTCTTAATGTAGAGTTCCAAAACTCATTCTCTGATCTTTTCAATATAGTTGTATAAACATAGTATAACCAGTCAACATCTATTTCACCTGTTTCTTTTGAGTTGCTTTTTTTTTAGACTTTTTGTTATTATCAGCCTGTGGCATTGAACTACTTACAAGCTCTATAACATCTAGTGTATGACACAATAAAAGCCCAATAATGTCAAATTCAAATAATTTCTCACCTAATGGCTTGTCTGGTTCTTCAATTGATCTTATAGATGAAGCCATGAAGTATAATAATGTTTTATCATCATATTTATTGATTAAATGAATTGCATTTAAGAAACTCATATCAGCCATTTCTTGAAACATATTAATAGAAGCCATATCAAAACACATTATGTATTTGTCTTTTCCTAATATGATTTCTTTACTTTTCTTAGTTAAATTACTCATTCTAAAATCCTTTCTAAAAATAGCCAGTCAAAAAACTGGCTATAATTAATTGATTAGTCTTGTGCAATACCTTTGAATTGTACTTTCTTGAAAAAGTCATCATATCTCTTTTTGTATGCTGTATCAGATGCTTGGAAGCCATCAGAAGCTACAACATATTTTAATATTCCGTTTAAATCTACATTTGCACCACCAGTTTCTTTGGTTTTAACAGTTTCGCTCATTGGAATAGCTTGTCCGCTTAAAGTATCTTCAACAAAGTTAAATGAGTCTGTTTTAGTTTCCCCATTTTCATTATCTTTTGATAATTTACAATTGTAGTATACAATTCTGTCTGTGCTACCATCAGAATAAGTTTTCTCAAATAATAACGCTACTTGTGGAGCATTAGCATTAGTGCTGTACGCTACTTCGCCTTTGTCAAACCCTTGACCAGTAAGATCTGCTTCTATAGCTCTTGATATACTAGAGAATGTTAATGACAAATCTGCTCCAACTAGCTCTTTTATGTATATGTTTCTTAAATTGTCTGCATAGTTAGAACCTTCTGCGTATGTTTCTGTTATGGATAATGACTCTAAATCCTTAATAGCTGTTGGTGTTCCATACACGTTAGTTTTTTGGTTATAAATAGCATAATGTGCATTTAAAATCCCAGTTGCTTTCTTACTCATATTATTAATTCCTTCTTTCATTAGTTTATTTATTTATCAATGCTTATTGCAAAAGTAATAGCAGTACAAAAAAAGCCAGCTTCTACAACTACTGTTGACGCAACTGACTTTCTTATAAAACCTGCTTTTTGCATAGCATTTGTTATTAATTTTTTATTGTTTTCTACATTAGACTTACAATAAAGATTAAGCATTACTGTAAACATAGTTGCTTTTTCTTCATTATCAGCCATTCTGCTTGGTTTTTCTACATAGTTATAGACTATACATTCTTGTTTATCATTTGCTCTAGTGATAAAGTACGCTGGTAAAGATATATCAGCTAAAGCATTTTTTATTTTTTCACTTATACTCATTTCAATGCTTCCTTTATCTGTGCTTGTATTTTCTTTTTAAGCTCTTTTAAAACTTTGTTATCCATGTTATCTACCGCATTTGTGAACCAAAATTGATGTGTTTTAGTATAAATATCACTATCTTTTCCCCAAAGCTTTTGATTATATCCGTAGTGATGAAAATAAAGGTGTTTCCAGTCCTCCCATGGTTGAGAGTCATTCTTCAATCCAACGTCAATATAATAATTACCGTTTTCATATTCTCTAGTATCTACTTTTCGTATTAAATCAGCTCTCTCGGAGAACTTACTAACTTCATTTTTCAAATTACTTTCAACTATCTTAGCAGTTTGCTCAACCGCTTGTTTTGCCTTCAAATTGTCTAATTTATTCAATTTGTTAGTTAAATTATTTAAATTTTTTATAGTTATAGTCATTATTCTATTGCTCCTATACTGATTTGTAGATATTTATTTTCTTCTCTTATATTGCTAAGAGAAACAACATTGTAAATTCTATTATTATATAAAACCTTGTATCTATTAGAATCTTCAACATCAAAATTTACTAAATGTTTTGGAAATCTTGTAGTAATGATTTTAGTAATAGAAGTTCTTTCCCCATCATCAAGTTCTTTACTGCTTGAAATATTATTTCTAACTCTGCTTTTTGTAGTCCAAATAGTAGTTAAAGTTTTGGTAGGTATATTATCTGCATTTGTAGATATTTTCACTTCTTGTAATTCAATTTTATGCTTAAAATCTCCAGGATTGATTGTATACATATTAAAACCACCTTAAATTAAGTTGAAACAGTGCATATTTAATATACTTTCAACAATTTTATTAGTATTTACTTGGCTATTATTATCCCCCATGAATTGACGCTGGTCATAAAAATCAGCACACAACACAAGTAAAGCCATTGTTAAATCTTCGTATTTATCCAATTCAGTTTCTTTAATAGCTGTATATTTGAGTATATATTGTTTACTTGCAGAAATGAGCATATTAATAACTGTATCTTTTTCATCAAGAGCATTTATATAATCTTTTACTATATCTGTTGTAACTTCACTTATTTTCATATTTAAATCACCTCTTTATTAATGGAGGTACAGAAGCACCTCCACCCAAGAAAGTTATTATTTCATTGCTAATTTTGCAATTTTTTGTTCATCTGCTATTTTTGCGTCTAATTCTACATAAGAAACAATTCCTAATGCATATTGTGTCGCATATTTCTCTTGTAAAAATTGTATTTCTACATTCTTAGTTATCTTAACAGCATAACCGCTAAAGTCTGCATATAATATAACATTTTTACCAGTAGCAACTTGACTATCCATGTTATCTGATAAATAAACAGGTCTGCCTAAGATTGTCCACCCAAACGCCGCTCTAAAATCTGGCTGTAGAATATAATTACCTTGTCCATCTTTTAGTTTTCTAACTTCTTTTAAGACATCTCTGTGCATTACAAATACTGCATTTTTTTGATAAACCGTAGGTAGTTTCATTTGTAAGTCGATTATTTCATCTGTTGTTATTTTAGTAGGTGCTGCAGTAGTTACTACATTCTTTGTATTTATAGCACCTTCAATTTTTCCAGATTGGCTACCCGTTAACATTTCTTTTTCTAAAAATTCAGCTATTTTCTTAGCTATTTCATTCACAATAAATCCTCTAACGTCAAAATCTGCTCTGTTGATTAATGATTTAGAAATCTTAACTAATAACCCAACGATTTGATTGCTTAAATCAATTGTAGAGAAACTAGCTGTTTTTTCTGCTAATTCTGTAAATTCGTCTGCATACGCCGCAGCTATAGGTGTTGTCCCATCAGCTTCATATTTAGGTAGTCTTAATTCACCTGCCACATTGTAAACTTGAGATAATTCTAAGATTGGACATAATTCAACTACTTTGTTGATTACATCACTTGCGATACTAACAGGTATTATCTTACCGTTTTGCCCCGCTGTTAAGTTTCTTAATTCATTATTTCTTACAGCTTCAATAAATTGTCTTTCTTCTTTTTCTATAACTTCTAATTGTCTTTCTTCTTTTGACATTTCTTCTGTCCCCTTTTCTGCTTTAATTTCTTCTTTGCTTAAAGCTCTAAATTCTTCTTTATCAGCAATTAACTTCTCTAAGCCTCTTACTTCTTTTTTAATTTCTTCTATTCTTGAATCTTCTTCATCTGTAAAAGCTCTAACTTCCGTTTTTGCTTTATCTAATAAACCTTCCATCTCATCGATTAATGAGTTCTTTTTTTCTAATAATGCTTTCATTTGTTTTATCTCCTTGTTTTAATAAAATTTTCTATATGATAAAGAGCTGATAAATCTACTTCAAATTCATCAGCTCTCTGTTCTACTTGTTCAGTAGATTCGATATTTTCTTGTTCTAATTCATTTGAAAATGCTCTAATTTCTGTATCAGTAGCACCTTCTTCTCTATGTTCTACATTCACTAAACTTCCAAGGTAAGCTGGAACTGTCTTGCTATCAAGTAAACTAACCTCTAAAAGCCTTATCTCTTGTAAGGTTCTTAATTGAACTCCGTTATCCCAATCTCTAAAGTTATCCTTTATCTTTTGGAATCCGTAGGAAAAACCACTAAAACCACCATTTTCATATGCTTGTCTAACTTCTTCATTGTTAACAGTAGCATCTATCTTTAATCCAACGTTATCTTCTGTTAGTTTTAAGTTTCCTTCATCTAATGAACCTAAGTGGACATTATGATTATGGTTTAATAGGAATTTTACATTATGACCAGTATTTAATGCCTTAGTGAAACATCTTGGCTCTACTCTTTCAACAAAGTTATGTCCTTTGCTATCTCTAAGCACTCTACTCGGCTTATCAGTTATGTTCACACATAGCCTGTGATGTGTAAGCTACCATCTTCTAACTTTCTTACCTCCATAGGCTATATCACCTCCTTTTCAGAAGTATCTTGTATTCCTTTATCTCCAATAACCTGTCCAGTATTTGGTACATAAGTTTCACCAGTTTCAATATTGTATATAATATTTCCTAGCGACATCTTTAATATATCCATGTTCGGTATTGGATCAAGGTTTTCTTGATACCTACACTCATTAATTGTCATAACACCACTATCAATAGCAGCCTTATATGTATTGAATCTCTCAAGTGTATTACCTTTCAATAAATCTTTAACAGAGAACGCAAAGAAATATCCATCTGATTTTTCTGTTTCTAGTAATAAAGCTGTATTAAAAGCACTTTCCAATTGTGCTAGTATTGGAACAATTGTAGATTTGATGAAATTGTTATATTGCTGTTCTGTAGCAGTACCATTTAGAATAGATAAAGGCATTTTTATTAGATTAAGAATATCAGCATCATTGATTTTTCTGTTCTCTAAAATTTGTAATTCTATTGATGTTTGAGATAGTTCTTTAAAATCTAAACTATCATTTAAAATAATCACTTTGTTTTTACTATTGTTAGTATCATACAGTTCTGCCCAACTACTTTTTAGATAGTCTATAGCATCTTTTTCTAGCTTTTTACTTGACTTAACCACACCTCGCTTAATTCCACCAGCCTTAATATTCGAATTTGCAAAAGCAAGTGTATTATAAGCAAGTTCTAAAATATCGGAGTTTTCATCTAACAGCCCTTTTCCATTTAAGCCATTGACAGTATTTTTAGCAAAGATTATAAAATCATAGTTATTATATAAAACTCCATTGACAAGTAGTTTTCCGTCTTTGAGTATCGGATCAATACCAGGCGTAATAGTTACTCGTGAAGGTTCTACATAGTGAATAGAGGAAATTCTATTTCTGTCTTTATTTAAGTAACAATAACCATTTCCTGCTATGATAAAATCCCTTACTAATGATTGTTTCATTTGATAACTGTTTAGCATATCACCAGTTTCGCCGTTTAACAATTTCAATCTATAATCATCAGAAATGGTTTCTACTTTACCATCAGTAACTTTATGAAGTTTTATTTCCAAACTACTAACTAAATCAGCGATAAAACCAATCCCAGCTCTTAAAGAAGGTATTTGCATTGCCATTTCTCTTGTGATAGCAGGAGTTTCTGTACTACCTTCTAAGATTTTAGTTAAATCGTCTTGATTGCTATTTATTGCAGAGAACTCTCGTTTCTCTTTTGTTAAAAAGTTGAATAAACCCATATTTGCCCCCTTTCTTGATTATTATTAACATATTTGAATAGACCAACTATTGTCTTGACCTAATACAACTTGTTGTTGTAATAAGTAAAGTGCATTTATCATAGCCATAACCATATCTATTTTTCCTTTTGATTTTTTCTTATGTAAATATTTATTCAGATTTGTATCTTCTACTTGAACACAGTTAGTAAAATTAATTTCTAGTAGTTTATTTTCATTATAAGAAAACTTCTTGTTGAGAATACTTTCTCTTAGCCACTTGATTGGACTATGTAATACGCTACTATGCTGCCTAACTTCAATTAAGTCATAGTAGTCTTTTAAATCTTCCCTTGTGGAGTTCATATCTCTTAAATCGTAGCCAATTCCTATAATTGATACTTTGTATTCTTCTTCTATAGACATAATAAAATCCCTTACAAAATTGTAAGAGATAGTATCTTCGCCACAAGCAAAACAATTTTTATTATCAATTTCTTTATTATAATTGACTTTCTCTCTATTTGATTTTTCTGTTACTCTTTCGGATGGAATAAAAGCCCACGACTTAGCTAAAATTGTTTCTGTACTATAATCAAAAGTAACCATAGAAACAGCAGTATTATCATCAGAACTAGCCAAATCTATACCTAAATAAACCTCTCTACCTGTCCAATTTATTTCTTCATAACTTTTACACGCTTGTATCTGTTCTGAATTAATATATCCTTCAGTTCCTTGAGATTTATATTGGATATTGTTATGTTTGCAAAGATAATTTTCTCTCTTACTTTCATATTCAATAGCTAATTTTCTCTTTTTAACTATTTCATTAAAAATAGCTTCATTTTTTACCGCCACGGGATTTGATTGATAGATAACATTATCATCTGTACGCCAATTAACTCTTATTTCTTCATTTGGCTCATATAATAAAGCAAAATATCTCTTATTATCGAGTAAGCCATCTATTGCTCTTTTAGATATATCAATTTCAGTCAAGAAAGCATTGTCGTCGTTGGGATATTGTGTGCTTATAATTATGCCAAGCTTATCCTTTAGAGTTATAGCACTTGACCTCATTGCTTCGAGCGGGTACTCATTCAACAACCCGCACTCGTCAATCAAAAAGCAATTTGCAAGTCGACCATCTAAATTCTCATTAGAAAAAGCCAAAGGAGTATATGAATTATTTTGAATTTTACAAGTAACAACATCTGCATTAATCTTAAACTTATCTCTCAATGCAGGTGAACACTTAATTATTTTATCTACTGCCAGTTTCAGCTCACAGCTTAGCTTATAAGTCGGCGCAACACTAAAGAACCTACTAAATTGAGGTTCTATGATTAATAAAATTATAAATACAATTGCACTTGTGAAAGTTTTAAAGTTCTTTCTACTTATCTCTAATAAAGCTGTTTCATAATATCTGCTATTATCTTTTTTGTATCTTGTACACAATACAGCAATTATGAAAAACCATTGATAATCTTCTAAACTCTCATACATACTTTGTCTTAGGTCTGGATGAACCATCAATTTTAAGATATTACATATTAAATTAAAATCAGCTTTATGAATATATGCTTCATCATCTTTATTATTTGCAATACCTAGCCATAACTTTGCCTGCTTCTTAACGTATTTACTGACTTTACCGTTTTTATCTTTAGTACACCACAATGCATATTGATAAGCTCTTGAATTAGTAATCATTATCTCTATCCGCCAGTAATTTTAGTAAAGGGTCTGCTTCTTCCTGCTTCTGTTTTGTGTCCAGTACCGCTAATTTTGCTCTGTCAGATGGACTAAGACCTAATCTGATACTATTACTAACAAACATTGAGTAAAAGTCTTTATATACGCCAACGGCAGGATTTTTATATATCCTTCCATCATCAGTTTCAATAATTGAGCCATATTTAACTATGTCATCATTTGCAGAACGCATATGTACAATACATTTAACAGTCTGAACTATCATAAAGATGTCCAAATTTTGTAAAATATCAATAGGTCGTAGCGTGTTAACTATAAACATATACAGTTCTTGTTCAAGCTCTGTTGTTAATTCCTCTGGACATTCATATACTAAATCACTTTCGCCTTTATATCTCTGTTCAGCTTTTAAACGTGCTTCCCGTTCTTCCTTGGTCAAATTGCCGTTACATAGTGCAACAGGTTTACTTGCTCTTGCCACTATTACCAACTCCTTCCATTTATATATAACTAAAAAAATCTCATTTCGGAAAAAATACGGAGATTGGGTCCCCTTTGTCTCTGCTAAATGATAATAATTATCAATTACTAACCCTAGGGGGGTACAAGACACTATCTGTCTCCATCTTTCCAACGCTTTTTCATATTTTTTAATTCTTCTTGTATCTTTTTCTTATCTTCTTTGTATAATTCATGAATTAATCTGTGTTTCTCTTTGCTCAATGAAATTAAATTATCTTCATCATAAGCTAAACTATCATCATCTAATATCTCTACAATGTGATGAACACATTCAGCTTTAATTATCTTTCCTTCTACATAGAATGAATACAAACATATATGATGATATTGTTCTAAGATATTAGCCCTAGCCTTATCCCATAGCTTACTCTTATATATCCCTGTATCTTCCCTGTCTTTTTTGTACTCATAGTTTCTTTTTCTTTTTTGCTCACACACATACCCTCTTTGATGCACCCTACCACATGAACTACACGCTATCAATCTTTTTGCCATATGTTCCTCTCTTTCTACATCTACATAATGTATACATAGCCATAGTGAACTACTCCTAATTTAGTGCATAATAAAAAGACAGCAACTATTAAGCTACTGTCTTATCTTCTTTCATAATTTCATTTACAAGCCAATCTCTACCTAGACCAGTCCATCTTCTGTCATATACTATCATGCCAGTGTCTAGTTCTATTTGCTTTATGCTCTGATATCCACATTCAGAATATCTGGCTGATAATACCCAAGTATTGTTAACTTTGTACTGAATTTTCTTCTCTGCTAAGTATTTATTAAATGCTACAGCACTTCTAAATCCTAATTCCTTAGCCATTTCTGTTGCAGTATAAGTTTTATTGTTGTGAATTAATCTCTGTTTCTCTTCTTCAACTCGCTCTTTTTCTTCTATTGTCTTAACCAACTCTAACAAAGCTTCTTTATATGTACCAGGTAATTTATGCTTCTCTTGTTCTCTTAATGCTTGTTCCATTTGGTTGAATCTTTCAACATATTTAGCAGAGAATAATATACCCTTTTCACCTTGTTGCTTATTACCTAATAATTCACAACCCATCTTAGTTACTAAGTAACATTTATATTCCCTAGTTCCAGATTTATATGTAGATGGTATAAAATAATTAGATAATGCAAAATTTGCTCTTTCCAAAGTTGGAATTATTCCTACTGTGTTCCCATCTTTAGAACCCTCTATTTCTCTTAATAAATATGAATGTTCTTTACCCATCATTTCAGCAACTTCTCTTGAATCTACTACTAACATTTCTTTATTATCTATTTTAATTAAATTTTCCATATTTATTCCTCCAAATTTAAAGTCTTTAAGACTATTGATTAGTATACTATTTATACAATATACTTTAGCTAGATACTACATAAGTAGCACCCAACCATATACTAATCAACTAGCAGAGATTGGAGAGTTCTCTATCTAGCTAAAGCATACTGTATAAAATAAAATAGTGGTGAGTTCTGCCCACCACTACATTCCAATCTTCATATGTAACTCTTTTTCTAAGTAATCTCTTAGCTTTATTGCATCTTCTAATCTATGTGCAGCAAGCTCTTTAAAAGTCTGTACGTTATAGACTATATTACCCTTAGCAGAGCAACTTTCATATATTCCAACTGAATTGTCTAAATATCCTAACAGAAATTCTTTTAGCAATAATGCTTTCTGTTTATCTTCTGTCTTTCTAGATATTCTTACTGCCCATTTACCATCAGCTCTTTTTCTAATATTTCTTAAACTTAGTTTAGGTAGTGCTTTAACATCTATCATATTTATATCTCCATTGTCTCAACAAACTCTACTATAGCTTTCATAAATCCAGCTTTAGTCATGCCTGTTAAGTTACAAAGTGCTTTATGTCCAATGCTATCTGTAGATCCATCTTCTAATCTTTTATAGATACCAGCTACGACATCATTGCAGATATAAATACAATATTCTTCTCCATCTACATATATATCTATATATTCATTAACTAATATTCTTTTCTTGTAATCTTTAATTTTCATCATATTTTTCTGTTTCTCCTTTTTTTAAAAAAATTTATTAACACAAGAAAGACTAGACATTTCTGCCTAGCCTAATTAGTATCTTGTATATAATAACCTTTGTTCAACCAACTTAACTCCCAATATAATAACTTTTGTTAAACATAAACAAAGCCTTGAATTGGCTTAACAAAAGTTATTATATTAGGGTAGCCGAAACCACTCTATATATATTTATAAAAATAAATTAAGGAAAGATGTATTTACAATAAGGTAGATAGATAGCTATTACACCATCTATCCATTTTGAACTGTAAAAGAAAACGAAAAAATTTTTATAGGAAAATACATAATAAACAATTTATATTTTGTCTTACTCTCTCCACAGCACAAAGGAGTGAACAGCGTTCACGACTATTAGTATAACTCTCTAATATAATGATATATAAAGCTAACGCCCTTCGGTTGTTTTTCTTTTTGATACCATCTTCTTCAAATTAAACTTCACTTCATTTCGTTTAATTTAAAGAACCTCTCGCAAAAAGAAACAAAAACTCGTGGATTATCATTTTTTGGTTTTAGATTTATATCAATTTAAAAAATATTTTAAGATAATTCTTCTACCCCCCTTTTTGAGCGTGTTCAGTATATTCTGATGACGCTCAAAAAACGGGGTAAAATTTTTAATTTAATAAGTAACTATTTTTTCTATTTTCCAAGCAGCATCAAAATTTTTCTTTTTACCATTTATAATCCTACTTGTTTCAAACTTTGTAACTCTATAAGGAATGTTTAATTCTTCTAAAGCAGCGTTTATACTTTTTTCACTTCTTAACCTCTTACCATCAGCTCTATTATTAATTTTTTCTATAAGGTCTTTTCTATCTCTTGCAGCAAGTATAACTACTTTATCCTCAAATAATTTCTCTAAATATTCCTTAAGACTCCTTTTTCTTTTCTTAGATTCTAACAAAACAACTTCCTCATTTTCTTTATCAAATTTCTCTAATATAAATTTAGCATATCCATTTTTACCTTTATTCTTCATACAAGAGTTTTCTAGCATAGATATAAGAGTATTATTATACATCAACTTATTTATTCTTAGCGTAAAATCACTATCTAAATATATAATTCCAGAGTTATCATTGCTTCTATAATATTCTTCTATAAATTTCTTATCTCCATTATCCTTTAAGAATTTAGCCATCTTTATTCTATTACCAAGATTACCTTTCATTAAGTTCAATTCTTTATCTATTATATTTTTAACATATAGATTAACAGTATCATTAGAGTTCTGTATTCTCTTTCTACCAACAGCTTGAATTAAAGAACCAGTATTATTAATATCTACAACAATATTATGCAATTCTAGATCAATTATATTAACACCAGCGTCCATTGCAGTTGTAGTAATTAAGAATTGATTTTCAAACTTTTCATTAGATAGTATTTCCTCTATTTTTTCTTCATCTACATATCTATAATAATCTTTATTATTTTTAGAACAGTTAAATACACTATATTCTTCAAATTCTCTATATAAATCATAGGCTTTACTATCAGATTGGATAAATATTAGAGCCTTCTCTCCATTTTCAATCCATTTATACATAAGTTCCTTTAATGTATCAACATTATTATAGAAGTTAATAGAGTTTATATAGTCATAGTTACTAGATATACTGTATTTCTCTTTTATATTTACTTTTTCAATATTCTCTATGTGTTTAAGTGTATCATCACCAGTTGCACTCATAAATATTTTTACAGCAGTATTTGTATCTAATATTGCTCTTAAAGACATATCAGTAAATTTATTAAAAGCTGAATCACTTAGAAAATAATGAAATTCATCAGATACTATATAAGCATATTCAGAAAAATCAATTTTCTCATTTTTTCTTAATTTGGCTTCCAGAGATTGATAAGTTCTAACATCAACTATATGGCTCTTACCTTCTCTTTCTATTTCAGCTCTAAACTGACCAACAGTTCGTGATCTATGTATTAAGAATAATATCTTCTTATTTTTAGAACTAGCAAATACAGCTAATCTATTTTTAATAAAGTGACTTTTACCTTTACCAGTTCCAGCAGAGATTACTATTGTATCTCCACTTTCCCATTTTTTAATTTTTTCTACGTTTATTATATCTGTTACAGTAATTTTTTTCATACTTATCATTCTCGCTTTCTATATATATTACATTTTATCCTTTGTATCTTGATATTTTTTGATATCTTCAAGTAATTTAGGTGTTCTTTCAAACACAAATACTACTCTTTTAAAGTTCTCCAATGAATTTTTAACTCCTATTAAATCATTTCCTTCTTTAATTAGGAAATTTACCTGTCTTATCGTTTTAATAATATATATATTTTCTTTATCTAAATTCATAATTACTTTCCTCCGTTTTCTTTATTATACAGCACACATTATTACAATGTCAGCATCATTGTAACCGACTATATCGGTTTCAACGACCGTAATTTTACTACAGAGTAGTAGGAATAATCCCACTACTTTCTGTAATATATTCTAAAACTCTTTGCATTAGCTTGAGTAGTAAATGCTTCAAACACTTGTCCATTTTGATATGTACTATTTGAGAATATTTCTCCAATAATTTCTCTATCTACTGTATACAGACAATCATTTTTAGCAATAAATGTAGTAGCCTTAATATCTGCACTATTAGTTGCTCTACAACTTACCATAAGCATAGTTCCAAGTTTCATTTCTCTCTTGGCTTGTTCTACTTTATCAATCTTCATTTCTTTAATAACTGCATCTTTCTTTGTATATTTCTTATTGAATAATTCTATAGTTCCATCTTCATCTTTTTCATATGCAGATATTTCTGCAACTTCTTCTTTTACTGCTGCTATTAATACATCATAAAAATATCTAATTATACATGAACTAGATAGTTCTAATTCTATTAGTGCATTAGCTTTTTGAGATAAGTATTTACTATCTTCATATTTTGATAATTTTTCAAATATCTCTCTGTCACAGTTGTCTTTATGTTCAGTTATTAAGTTTTTAAAAGTATTAATTAATTCTAAATTTCCACTTTTTTCTGCAAAGAAAATGTTTCTCTTGTAGCTTTCTACTACTCTATTGCATTTGTTATATATATTGTATATTTCTGATATACAACTAAATAATTCTTCATTTATTTCTGTACCCTTTATTTTATCTATAAAATTTAGGCACAATTTCTTGTTATCTGAATGATTAGTTGACATTTTAGATAACAGGTTTTCATTGATTTCATCAAACATTCTATTAATTGCTGATTTATTATTGTAATCAACAGATCCTTCTTTTTTAAATTGTAGAAATCTAACGTTATATTGGCTTTGGTTAGTTGGTAATTCAAGCACTTTGTGAGGTAAGTGTAATTCTTCTACAACATTTAAAGAATTATTTAAATATCTTTCCTGCTTTTTAGTAGCTTTAACTAGGTTTTTTGGTGCATCTATATTTATCTGTGTAAGATATAAGTTATAGTAGCTTATTTTTCTGCTATCAATGAATCTTTTACTGATTATAGATTTAACTTCTTCTTCTGATAATGCAGACATATCTGTTAATACGTTCTTTTCTAAGCAAGCATTAATAAATTCATCTGTTTTCTCTTTTCTGTATTTAGCAAGTTCTTCTTTGACTTCATTGTACTTTTCCCAGTCTTTAGACTCTTTAAGAGATTTCATTTTATTCTTAGTGTTTTCTATTGTAGTTTTAACAGCACCCTTTGATTCTACTGCCTCTTTTATAGCCTTTCTACTAACAAAGTTTCCTTCTTTATCTACGTATGCTATGTCTTGGTTATATGTATTAACTTTAGCCATGAATAATGATAATTTACCTATTAAGTTCCCTCGAGCACACATAAAAGCATCAATAACATTTTCATCTGTAAATGGAACTGCATCTGCTTTATCACCATCATTTATGTTTAAAAAATCATAATCTGTATATATTACAGAGTTATATATTATTTCATTATCTATTACAAGTGATTGATCTCCATCAAAATCTGCTCCAGACTGACAAGCAGCAGTATTATCTATTTGGTTATAGAATATTATTTCATTACTGTAATCTTCACCTGTATACTTTTTTATTAAATCATTTGATACTAAATTAGTCTTTCTAACTTCCTTGAAAGTTGCTAGTGGATTTCTTGCTAAAACTCTTTGTCCAACTTCATTACTAACATAAGTTTCCCTAGCATTTAATACTCCTTTAATTTCTCTGTTCATTAAAAAGTTCATATATGCGATTGGATCACAACCCATGAATTTATAATTTCCCTTTATATAAGGCTTTCCACTTGCTAATTCTTCTACTTTTTTTCTTGTTAATCTGCTTATTGTATTTTGAACAAAACCAGCATCAAAGAATCTATCACTTGATAATATTAACTCATGCACCTTAGTACCTGGTGTTAATTCCCCTTCTTTATTAGCTAGGCTACCCATAAAAATTTTAATCTTATCTGGATTTTTATTTACTATCATATCTTCAAAATCTTTAATATCTTTTCTGTATAACCCTTTCATGTCAGTATGTGTAAGGCTTAAAGCATTTAGAATTTGATAATTGGCTCTTGTGTAAGTTGGTAATTCTGCCTTATTAGTTTTAGATATGTAAATTGAATATAGTAATTTTGCATACTCTGGATATTTTGTTTCTATGTAGGAGTAAACATCTTTTAATGATTGACCTTTCCAAAACTTAACGAATTTTACTTGTGTTTCATTTAAGATTAAATCAACATTTGATAGGTTTATCCATTTTCCAAAGTAATCTTTTGCATAGTAACTTCCATTTTCATATTTTATATATTCATTATTTTTAACAAAGTTATCTGATATGTATTGTTGAAAGTTAAATCTTACAACCAATCCTTTTGCAGCCAAAGGATAACCTCTAAATATAGTAAAATCTATCTTTCTGCCAAACTGCTTATCTAATTTTTTAGCATACTCTCCATGTGGATTAAATACTCCAAACCCATCAAAAGCAGTATGTTCTATTTTCTTAACTTCTTCTAAGTCCACTTTCTCTATCTTTACATCAATTATATCTCCTTCACTGTTCTTAACTTCCACTACCTTTTCATACTTGGTTATGTAGTTGTAAGTGGTTTCTGGAAGTATTAAGATTTTATCTTTCCAGGAGTAATCTTTTAATCTAACGCTATCTGTAAATCCTAGACTAACTCTTGAAGTGTAATCTTTATTTATGTAAATCTTATCTTTATTATTTCTTTTTTCTGTAATCTTACTTGCTGATATTATATCGTCAAAAAATGGTATAAAGTCCTTATCTTCTTCATTTATAAAGAAGTATTCTCCACAATCTTCTTCTTCTGCATTTTTCATCATACTAGCAGATGTGATCCAAGGAACAAACTTCTCTTCTTCAATTATTACACCCTCTGTAAGCATCTTTCTAGCATTTTCTTCATCTTCTGGTAACATTACCTTTATTATATTTTTTAATTCAGCTACAAGTGAATCGCAACCTTTCCATTGCCCATACACATCAAACGCAAAGCAACTAGCTTTTTTAATTTCTTCCTTTTTCATGTTTTCTCCAATGTTTGAATAGTTTTTTAATACAAATTGTTTCATAAAATATTTTCCCTTTCTTTAGCTTAAATTAATTATAAGCCACAACTACAGAGGTATAAACGGAGTTTATGCCTCTGTGGTATCATTCAGTAAAATAATTAGGTAGATAATTCTACCCATATATTTACTTGCTATTGCTTATATCCTCCAGTTTTGCTCTTTCCACACTTTTAATCCTTCAAAAGTTGCATTTTCCTTTCCTACTTCATCAACATAAGCTATTAATACGTAAATACTCATTTGCTCCTCCTTGATTTGAAGGCATACCGTATGATATAATCAATTTGCGGATTGGTGTACCTTTTGGTATGCCTTTTTTTATTTATTTTTTTATAATTTTTCTACATATATAATTCTACTCTCTTCTTTTACAGAATTATCTAATAGAATTACCCATCTATCATTACTTAATTCTATTAATTCTTCAACTATATTATCAATTCTTTCTTTTAACTCTGTAATATTCATTATGCATTGATTGTTTATTAATACTCCATTTTTACATTTTTTTCTAAATTCATAGAATTTTTCTTGCATACTCATTTCTGTCCCTCCATTTTACTTAGTAATTCATTTTTATATTCCCAATGCCGCATACTCATTCCAGGCTTCTTCATCAAATATTCCTTGTTCAATCATTAATTCTTTAACTCTTTGGTTTTCTAAATATTCTTCTGATACTGGAATAAACATATTGCCACTATATCTCTGTAAATCTTTTGAAGGCTCAACACCATTTAAAGAACATTCACTAAAATAACATTCTAGTAAAAATGCAAAAGTATTAGTTTTAGTTGTTTTTCTGAATCTAAATATGGCTTTTCTTAAAATTTCTAGATCCATATATCCAATTAACCACATTTGCTTTTCAGTTAATTTAACATTTTGTTTTAATACTAAAGATATTTTCTGTTGGTGTTCTCTAGTGTATGGTGAAATTTCTTCAATCTCCATTTGAACCCCACTTTCTTTACAATCTGAAACTATTAGAGGTTTTCTAATTTCTTTTTTAACTGGTTTTACCTCTGGTTTAACTTCTGTATGTTCTACATAGTAAATATGCTTATTTATATAATATGCACTCTTATTACCTTGCATTTTCTTTACTGTTATGTATTCCATAGCTTTCAGTTCTTTTAGTATCTTAGATATTTTTGCTCTCCTGTTGGTAGAACACTCTTCTAAAAGATTTTCATATGTTGGGAAGGCATAACCTAAACTATGATTATGATATTTTATAAGAATTGTTAATAAATGTTTTGCTTCTAGCGATAAGTTGTTGTCTTTATGAATTGAATTTAATATTTTTAAAAAATCTTTTGTCATTGTGTTCACCTCCTTAGTAAGTTTAATTAAGTTTACGTCTAAATTATAACACCTTACCAAAACTTACGCAAGTATTTTTTTTAAAAAAAATGAGTAATTTTTAGCAATTACTCTTTATTATATTTATTAACAAGCATTTCAATGGCTTCATCTACTAATTTACTTTTTGGTATTCTAGTTTGTTTGCTCAGTTCCTCTAGTTTCTTTGATAGTTCTATATCCATAGATGTTGAAAATCTAATTCTGTTTTTTAGATCTTTATTTCTTACTAAATCTTTAGTCATTGTTGCTGTCCTCCAATTACAATAATTAATTTAAACTCATTATATCACAAACTTACTTAAAGTTAAATAAGTTTATGGATTAAAAATAAAAATTTTAAATTAAAGATAGAGCTAATGGAAAATTCATTTTCTGTATTAGCTAATATATATCTAATAAAATAATAATATA